GCCACCGCCACCTGTACCGCCAGCGATAAATAAGCCCGTTGTCGGTGCGGTCTGCGCTGCGCCTGCTACGGTAGTTCCGCCGATGATGCCTGCCTGCCCTGCGAGTAGCGTAAACATTCCAGCACCCGCACGGCACATGGTTGCAATGGTTGCGATGGCACCCGCTGCACCCGCTGCACCCGCCGTAGCTCCAGCAGCATTGCCGCCATTACCGCCACCGTTAGCGATGGCAAGCACGCTTTGCGCCGTGGTTGATCGGTCAAACGACACATAAGACGCGACAGCGGAGCCGCCATAGGCGAGGCTCAGGAACAAAACGTCGGGGATTTGATAGGCGGGTATCAGAATCGAGGTTTGACCACCGGAGCCACCACCACCACCACCAGCCGCCGTGCTGTTTGCACCAGCGACACCCAGACCCCCGTTACCACCCGAGCCGAGTAGCAGAATCTGAATCATCGAGGCGGTTTTACGCTTTGACCATGATATCCACGAGCCGCCAGCAGTAACGCTGTTGCCGTAAAACCAGAATTGTTCAGCGCCTTGGGGCGTGCCGAATGACATTAATACTGTCCGCAGATAGGGGTAACAACCCAGCCAGCAGCCACCGCTGTGGCCAAGCCAACGTAGATTTTGAAGCCACCCGGCAGGGCCATTGCGCCACCAGGCATGACGAATTCAGGGGAGATAAGCGCCGCTACACTGCTGGCCGTGGTAGCCGGGAGGGATAGCTCACCGATCAGTGTGTTATTGGTAGCTGTTGTATTTGCTGCGCCGTTGTTCACATAGATACGGGCCACCGACTGGACATTCGTGCCCGTTGGCGTGAATTTCAAACGCTCCATGCGTGCGCCATCAGTGTTAGCCGTGAAGCAAAGCACGTTATTTGCGCCAGCGCCGGTGTAGTCAGCCGCCGCCAGCGTGATGGGTTGATTCATGCCGGTCGTGCCGTTGGTCGATACATCACCCTTGGCAACCCAGATAGGCTGGACGTTTCCTGTTGTCGTACTCATTTTTTACCCTTGAAAGTATTTTGCAGAAATGGCGATTTGCTTACCAATCGTGAAACTATTGTCGCGTGTGAATGCCGATGCGGTATTAGGCGATACAAATACCCGCTTGGTGCCTGCGCTGAATGACACGGGCACCGCCGCACTGCCAGCCTTTGGGATTTGTCGCACCAATGTCGTAGCACCAGACAGATAGCCGACACCCGTTTCCCATTCACCCGTTGGCACATTGGAAGCGTCAACGCCTTCGATCACGTAATCCGTGAGTACATTCAACGCCAGACCTGCGCTGAAGGACTGATACCCCAAGACAGCACCGGCCAAGGTGATCGCACCTGTGCCGGTTGTCGTTGAGGTTTCTAATACGCGGTCAGCGTAAGTGCTCATTAGGCGATACGGAGCAAGCCGTTGGTCGAATCGTTGGTAGGCATGGTCAAGCTAAAGTTTCCAGCCGTGACAGTTTGCGAACCAAAGGTATAAGCTGCCACTGCCTTGTTAGACTGGGTGCTGTTATACAAAAGCACACAATCAAAAGCAGTCGCAGTCAGGCCAGTCCATGAGAATGAAGCTGTGGGCGTAGTGTATGCCGTGGTTCCCGTAGAGGCCGGAGCCGCCCAAGTGAATGCAACACCGCCAGCGGTATAACCTGCGCCAGATACCTCATTGGTTGCAGAATAGGCCGTAGTCGTAGCGTTTACCGTTGCAGCAGCAAGGTATAGAGCCGCTTTGAACGAATCAGCGGTTGTAGCTGCTCGGACGACTGACGTGCCGAGAGCATGAATACCGTTGAGTTGTTCAACTTTGAAGGAAGTTGCCACCGCTTGCGTGTTAGCCATTTAATGAGCCTCCGTGAATTTCAAGTTTTGAGCCGATAGGCAGAATAAAGGGGTGTGCGCTACGGCGAACGATCTCCCCGTCTAGAGTATGTTCTTCCCAGAACACACAGCCGTTAGGCATCCAATCAAAGCCTGTTTTGTATTCCAGCGAGGAAATAGGCAAATTGCCCTTGCTCGTGTGAATCAGTGGCTCATTAGTATTCGTCATTTATTCTCCAATAATCTCAATCATGCCTTCGGCTTTGCCGTCTTTACCGCGCACGATCTTGCGGGTGCGGGGCGCGGTCATTGCTTTGGCGAGTTCACCAATCTGGCCCATCATTTCACCGTGCATGTTGGTCAACGTTTTGATCGGGTCTTCTTTAGGCTCATCATCCCCTAATTCTGCCGTCACTTCATTAGCAGCGGCGTTTTGTGCAGCCATAGATGCTGAATCAATAGCAGTTTGATGCCCGATTTGCGCTACTTGGATACGTGTCGCGTTATCGAGTTCTGATTTATCGCGCTCCAATTGTGTTTTTGCGTCGATTTCATACTGCTTGATTCTGGCTTCATGCTCTTGGCGTGACAGTTCAAGTTCTTTTTCATGGTCAATCCGTAATTGCTCCATGTGCGCGTCAAGCTCAGCCTTCTGCTGTGCAACTTGCATATCAGCCTGCATTCTGAGTTGCTCGGCCTGCCTATTGGCTTCCATCTTGGCCTGCTCCAATTGGAATTTAGCGCCTTCAAGCTGTTGCGATGCCTGCATTTTGGCCTGCTCTAACTGCATGGTCATCTGGCTGGACTGCTGTGCGGCTTGCAGTTTCATCATCTCGGGGTTAGGCTGTGGCGGTGCTGGAGGCTGCTTAGCTTTGTCCGATGCGGTCTTAATAAACTGCTCTAGGCTGGCTTCCATACCCTTACCAGCTTTGAACGAGCGAACGCCGAACATCAGCATTTCGCCGAGCAATGGGGCCAATTCAGGCGGCGCTTGAATAGCTTTCTCAATGAAGCCACTGGCCGCAGTCAAGAATTCCATCCTGTCCTGCTTTTCCTGCGCTTCGTCTAGCTCCACAAGCGAATCAGTCTCAACTTCAATGCGGAAATTGCGAGTTACGTTGTCTTTTAACAACATAAACGCCTGTGGAAGCAGTGGCGCATCCTGAGTTTGAGCCATGCCAGACATAGCGACTAGCGTTTCAGGACGATAGAAGTTGCACATGATTTGCGCTTTAATGCGCAGAATGTCGCTTGCAAAGCGTGCTACGTCGCTCTGCATTTCCTTCAATCGAAGGCTGGCATATTGGCTCTTAATCTGCTGTGCAGTGGCTGTTTCACTGGCAACCGAAGCGCCTCGGATAATGTCAGACAGTCCAGTTACCTCATAGATCACTTGTTTGGAATGCTCACGAGCCTGATAGAGCTGGCCTAAGGCATTAACAACCATGTCAAGGGGAAGGAAGTCAATCGTTCCCTTCAAGCCACCGCGCTCACCGAATGCCGCCCATGTATCAACGGGAATCAGGCGGTTATCTACGCCTTCCTGCAACATGCGGGCAATGCCAGTTTGTGAACCATCGTAAACGCCGACAACCTTACAGGCTTCGGTCAGTTTTCCAATACGCTCGGTCAGGTTGTCGATCTCGTCAGCCTGATCTTGGTAAAGCATGAAGTCAGCGACGGGAACCAAGCTATCGGTTGTCAGCGTAGCGAACAAGGGTTTAGGACATGGAAAAAACCCATCTAGTTCTAATGGGTCTGGCTTTTCATCTAGTACAGTCTGGCAACCTTCGGCTACCCAGATAACCGACTTGCTCGATTTGTCCCAGATTTCCCAGACAATCGCCTTCTTCATGGCTTCGGTATCCATGCCTTCGCGCTTCATGTCATCCATGCCGATGGGCTCATGGGCCAATGGCGCATCGTTAAAGTCTTCACCGAAGCGGTCAATACCTTCTTGCTTGTCCATATAGACGCGGCGGGCAATCCATGTCACTTCTTCCCATGTGCGGGCAGGTGAATGGCGAAAATCCTTCCAGAATACGTAATCAACAGGTGAACACTCGTTTTCCAGTGTTTTCTCTACTTCTACGTCATCGGTGATCTGCTCACCTTCCTCGGATGTTTCTTCCTGCGAATAGGTGGGTTCATAGCGCACCCATGCAACACCACGGCCAGACAATAGGCGGTCTAGGACGGTGTTCCTCAGACTGCTATCGAAGTCGCTGTATTGGTCGATCTCGTATTGCAGCGCACGCTCTAATAGCTCAGAAGCACAACGGCCTACAGGGTCAGCGTCTTTATAGCGTCGGCCAGCTTGAGCATTGGGTTTCTTGGCGTACACCGCAGGCAGCAAAGTACGGATATTCGCCCATAGGATGTTATAACGCTTACCGCCTGAAAAGTCGCCGCGCTCGTCTCTGTAGCGCTTTACGATCTTTTCCCCTCGGGTCTGCCATTGGCGTAGCTCTTTTTTGGACAAGTCCAGCGCGTTAAACCAGTCCTTGCTTGACGTCATCAGGCCACCAGCACCGTGAATGTTCCTGCGCCGCCTACGGTGATAAAACACCCTGTATTAAAAGCAACAGGCAGTTGGATGAACTGTCCAGCAGTCAGTGGGGCAGTAGTTGCCAGGATAACCGTACCCGATGCGCTCAAACTATCCCAGATTTGAATGGTCAGCGCGGTAGAGGTTCCCACATAGATGCCACCTAGTACGCCAGCGCCTGCCTTAGCAGAGCCTGAAGCCGATAATGGGACAGCACTATATGCCGCATAAGTGATTCCTGCCATATTTAAATCCTTCTATTGCGTTTAGGGCTATCTGCCCACAATTCATCAAGTGTAGCAGTTACTATTCTGCCATCATTGCCTTGAATTGCCCATTTTGGCTGTTGTTTAACAGGCTCGGGGGCCAATTCTCTCCATGATAACGCCATATATCTAGCTGCATCAGCAGCATGACTTGTCCAGTCGTGGAGCGGTCTATCTCTGAATATACGCTTATCACTATCCCATTCGCGTCGATATAATTTTAACGCCTCAATTCCGTCTTTACAATTATTCTTGTCAAACCACATTCTAGGCAATGCCATACGCAAGGCTTGAATACCATCTTGTAGGCTTAATTCAGGGGTTATTCGGCTTGAGTATCCCCTTGCCATAAACTGCTCCTGACTTGATTTTCCTCCGCTAGCAAACGTTTTAGCTCTCGCGTCGTGTGGGAGCCAAAGAAAAGGCTTATTACCCATTCTGGCGTAGTTGTAGGATTTACTGTCCAGCATATCGGCGTAATGGTCAACACCGTATCCGTTGGCGGCATAGTAGTCGATGACATGGATTTCCCCCCGTGTGACTTGGTAGAACCAGATAGCCGTGTCGTCCGAGTATCCAATGTCCCAAGCCGTATAAACTGGCAATTGTGGGTCATAGGGTACATCGGTGATTTGATCTCCTACTATATCCTTAGAGTAATACGCGCCAGCAATAGCTGCCTCAAACGAGCATTCGAATTCTTGAGCATATTGGTCATCAGTCATGCTGCGCTTAGCATCATTCAATTCGTCTTGCTCAATTAGTCCAGACGTGCTGGCCTTAAGCATCATAGAAAACCAATCTTTACTGCTTACGGCATATTCATAAGCATCGTAAAATTCATTGTGCCCTCGGGGTGTCCCAATGAATACGCACCAGCCTTTTCTATCTGCCAACATGGGCCTTACGACCTCACCCCAAACGCTAGAGCGCATATCCGCGAATTCGTCAAGGATGACGCCATCCAAATACAAACCCCTTAAACGGTCTGGATTGTCTGCACCATAGAGCCGGATGCGTGCCCCATTGGGAAAATCTGCCCTTAGCTCTGATTCGTTGTATTTAATACCGGGGATATCAGCGGTCAGGCGTTTGATATACATCCAAGCTACATCTTTGGCTTGGTTATATTGCGGGCAGACGTAAGCATACCTAGCATCTTGTTTAGTCGTGAATAGCGCGCTAAGCACTAATTCAGCCACGCAAGCCACCGTCTTGCCTGCCCTTCTATGGCATACAAGCACTGCCCACCGCTCATGTCTATTATGAAAGTCTATGAACGGCTGTCTAGGGGAATAGCTGTTTATCCCTATGCTTGACACTATTGGTTTCTAGATTGGACTTGCTGCTGTAGCCAGGGCATCATGATTTCAAACTTATGCGCCCCATCCTCACCAGAGCCCTCTAGTGTGATAGCGCTCAAGTCGGGTAATGACTTCCTAAGCAGAATCTCGATAGCTTTCATCTTACTCACAGAAAGCACTTGCTCATCATCATCGCTAAGTGCATGCTCCTGTAGCTTTTTTAGCAATAGACTTACTTGAATCTTTTTGCGTACATCGTCCTGATGCAGCTTATTCATGGGCCGACCTCTACCGCGTTTTGGGTCAGCACTTCCAGAGTTTTCCATCTGTGCCCCTTATTACCTATGCGCCATAGGTTTACGCTTTTATTCTACTGTATTTGTATAAGGAACTGGAATATCAGAAGGCCATAGTCCCTGTTTTACTAGCGCATTGACTGTTTTTAGGTGTGCTGCTTCCCATATGTCTATCCGCTCTTCCCTTGTCAGGCTTCCCCATTGGTCAATCAGTGAATGGCATTGCATACACAAGCTGGCGCACTTATCATCGCTTGCTTTTATTCCCCTGCCCTTGCCATGCTTGGATTGGTTTGAGTGAGCGCCTACTACTGTCCCGTCTTCTTTACCGCAATGCTGGCAGGGTATTTTCCTGTATGCGGCCATCAGCTTTTTTGATCTGACGTACTCAAATTTAAGTCTCATTCTTTTCTCCATAGGACAAGCCATGCTGGTGATACCCAACATTCTGCCATCCTGTATTAGGACTACAGCACCCATAAGGTCTAGGTTCTATTTCCAGGGCGACCATTAAGCATGGCCTAAGCTCCATATCACCTTGTTTGCCCTGTTCCTGAGATACCCCTAGCAAGTTCTCGCGCTGGCTTGTCAGTAAGCGCATCCGTTTTCTCGATAGCAACCCGGACTGGGTCCATTGTTTTGTCAATCAGCAATCGGCACTCAGAAAGCAAAAAACCACTGGTTCCTGCTTTCCACGCTCGCACCGTGTTCCCATTGAAGGGAGAAAGCAGAAGCCAGTGGCCTCTATGTCAAGCGGTGCGAGCATTTGACAGCCCAATTATACCGCTAACTTGGTTCACCGCATAGCGATGCAACGCTGAAATTCACCTCATGTTGCGCTCCAAATGCAAGAATAAGCTCGTTTAGCTCTTGCATTTCCCCCTTTGTCATCTTGCTTGTGGATAACCCTAAAGCTACGAATCCCGTGCCATCTAGGTTAGGCACGACTTCTAGTTTTCTCAGGCTAGAGCTAAAAATGTGTTTCCAGTCTTGCGGAGATAGCTTTTTCCCATACCAGTTAACCTGATCTGCTATGTCTGTCAATCTGGCCCACAAAACTGCATTCTGCTCTGTTGACCTTGTTTCAGGCTTTATCTCTAGGGTCAGCTTATGCCCCGCCGCCATCATTGACTTAGCCCATCTCCAAGCCTCAGTTAGCTCTTTATGGCCTTGCTGGGCATTGTAAAGAGTGAACTTCATTTTTTAATCAGTGACCGTGCATCCTCGATTAGTCCGACCAGGACTGCACTACTTATCTCTGCCTGTTTTTCACTCAGCAACGCGATTCTAGTGATAAGTCTTGTCATTGCCTTATTGCTATCGTCCAGTTTTGACACCATTTCAGCGAGTGAATCAAGTGCGTCTTCACTGATTTCTATGAATTTCATGTTAGCTTTCTGTAGTTGAGGGTGCAATCATAGCAAGGTTTTCAAGGATTTTCATCAGGGAAAACCCTAACTTTTACCAT